GGGGCCGGTGATCCATCCGCTGACGGTCTGGCGAAACCTCGATTTGATGCAGCTCACTGGCGCCGTGAAGGCGGAGTACGATGCCCTGCCGCCGTCCAAGCGTCCGGTCGAGATCATCGTTGACAGCAATGGCTTTGGGGCGGGCGTGCTCGATCGCTTGCGGGAGCTTGACCTGCCGGCGCGTGGTTTGAACGTGTCGGAGCGGTCGTCGCAGAAGGAGACGTACATCAACTTGCGCGCTGAGCTGTGGTTTAAGGCGAAGCAGTGGTTAGAGGGTATGGACGTTAAGCTGCCGAAGGATGACGCGTTGTATGCGGATCTTGCGGCGCCGCGGTATCATTTTACCTCGTCTGGCAAGATGCAAGTTGAGAGCAAGGAGGCGATGAAGAAGCGCGGCGTTAACTCGCCTGACCGCGCCGACGCTGTGTGCTTGTCACTGGCGAATGACCACACGACGATGGCGTTTGGCCGCGCGTCCGCGGGAAGCTGGAGCAAGCCTCTGCGGCGTAGTATACGTGGGGTGGTTTAGGCGGGTGATAGGTAGTGCTTGTTCGCAAATGTATGGATCGCGTGGCAGTTTGCGCAGAGGATCTCGCATTTCTCGATTTCGCGTAATATTGGCTCCATCGAGCCTTTCTGCACCAGCTTAGATACCGATCTGTCCTTTGTGCATGGGTGGATGTGGTTAAAGTGCAGCGCGACTGGGTGCTCCTTGTAGCCGCATCGCGAGCATCCTTTGTCCATTTTTATCTTGTCAACGTGCGCCTTTGCGACGGCTGCACGTACATTGGCTGTTTGCTGCGTTTTGCTTTTCATATCATCCTCCCGTTGCGTTGGTAAAAAGAGGGGCGTGTGGTGCGCCCCTCTCTGCGTGATCACCAGCAAATGTCCGACTGGCTCACGCTGCCGTGGTTTGGCGGTAAAACGATAGAGGTGCAAAACCCGCCCCCGCACTCACGGCTTACGGTGGGCGCTGATAAGGCGCCCATGGTGTTACTTACTGCGTTTAGCGTTTATCGACTTCGCGGCGCGACGCGTTTGCCGGTTAACTGGCTTTGGCGCTACGTTCCACTTACCGCCGTCTCTTTCGGTCTGCGTGTCTGGCGATGTGCGCGTTGATATCGGCTTATTGAATGATGGTCGTCCCATATTTACTCTCCCAAGTTGTTTGGCCGTAGCTTTGGCCGTATTGATCCAGACAGCTTGCCGGTGTTCTCGCAGTAGAGATCCGCTGGCAGAGCGTCTGAGAGGGCTTCCGCAGCACGCAAAGCATTTGAGCATGCCTTGAAGCTGTCGAAGTACATTTGCGCTTGCAGGGGCGTTCCCTGCAAAGCGTAGCTTATGACGAGCGCGTAGAAAAATGTCATTGTGACAGCCGCTCAATGATTTCTTGGAACATTTCCTGCGTAATACCTGTGCGCTCATATATTTGCTGCCATGTGTTGCCCATAATTACCATGTCTTGGGCTTCTATTATTTCGCGTGTTTTTAATTGATCGTTTTCCATTTTGAATGCGCCTCCCAGCGCGGTTATTGTTAAGTTATATTGTTAACATAATGCTAACGTAATCATATTGCAACCCGTCAATTACGTTTTATTGCAATTTAGTTTTCCGCAAACTTTGTTATATTGCTGGCAGCGGTTCCTCCCTCCCACGCCGCTAGAGCTGTAAGGCTCCCCCGCGCGACCTCCCACGCGCGGGGTTTCTTTACAACGATTTTCCTGTATTATGTGCATAACGCGTTAAAGGAGATCAACATGCCTAAGAAGGGGCTCTATGCGAACATTCACGCTAAGCGTAAGCGTATTGCGGCGGGATCTGGCGAAAAGATGCGCAAGGCCGGCTCGAAGGGCGCTCCGAGCGCGAAAGCGTTTAAGGCAGCGGCCAAGACCGCGAAGAAACCGAAGAAGAAGGCGAAGAAGTGATGTAATGTTTACCGCATTTGTTCTTTTGTGCACGCAGGCGAATTGCTTTGCGATTGGAGGCCCAGCCTTTGCGACTGAGGATCAATGCGTTGCGGATTTTATGCAGAACGGCGTTATATCGCTGCAAGTGCGCTATCCGACACATACAATCGTGCAAGTGAAATGTTATGAGTGGGAAAAGAAGGTTCAGTCGTAATGTCATATAGCAAATACTCGCCAAAGCAAAAGAAGTTGGCCGCAATGGCTGGCAACCGTAAGAAGATTACCGCAGCCGACTTAAAAGCTGTTAAAAAGGCAAAAGCTAAGAAGAGGAAGAAGTGATGTCCGCCACAACGACCACTGGCATCCCGTGCAAGGGCTGCCCAACGCCTGCAGCGTGTAAAAAGGCCGGCGTTTGCCTTGGAAGGTTAAAGAAGTCGATCTGATGCCTGAGAAAAAGAAAGATGCTCGGTTATCTCGTGTCGGCGTATCTGGCTACAACAAGCCAAAGCGCACGCCGAAGCACCCGACGAAATCGCACGTCGTGGTGGCGAAGGAAGGCGACAAGGTTAAGACGATCCGCTTTGGCCAGCAGGGTGTTAAGGGTTCACCGAAGGGTAGCGCACGCAATAAAGCGTTTCGCGCGCGCCATGCGAAGAACATAGCTAAAGGTAAGATGTCGGCGGCGTTTTGGGCCGCGAAGGAGAAGTGGTGATGGATCCATTTTTACGCAAGCTATACGTCGATATCACTGGCGATGAATACAATGCCTATCGCCCGCGCGAAGACGACGTAGAGGGGCATATGTACTCTGACGCAACAATTTTGCGCGCATTACGTGCTCTAGAAGGCACAGAGGAAGGCCCAAAGCGTGCCTTTATGATTGAGCAGATGCTTGAAAAGGGGCCACGTGCTGGCGCTTCTGCTGGTGTTTATTATCCATACAGCTATGAGGCCGGAGAAGACTTATTCAGCGATTTACTGGCAGACTACCAAGAAGCCGGACGTGAAGACGATTTGTTAGGTCAAATTAGTGCTGGAGGCAAGGCTGCTTTCGGCATCCTAAACCCACTAAGTTCTCCAGATAAGCGTGCCGGAGCCACAAAAGGCTTGCTGCGTTACATCTCAGAATACGCAAGAGGTGAGTAATGGTTGACTTTACACGCTACATTCCGCCGAACCTCCGAGAGCCGCTACGTCAGGCGGGTGGCCTTGGTTACTCTCTGATCGACAACATCATCGGCATCGATGACGACTTTGAGAGCGGCGGAGAGCGCTTTGGTCGCGCAGTACGTGAAAATCCGGTCGGCACAGCACGTGCTGTCGGAGGCAGTATGCTAGAAAGCATCTCAGGCGCGCTCACAGACCCCGTTGGCGCAGCGCAGGGTGTTGCGTCGGATATCGGCCAGTCGTACCTGAGAAGCTCTCAAGGCGCCGCTGCGTACCTACCTGAAGGCGTAGAACTTGCCGACGCGACGTATCAGCAGATCCGCGAAGCAAATGACACTTATCTGGCCGACATTACAGGGCTTGCCGGCGTTATCCCTGCAGGACGTCTCACTGGGTCTGCAATTAGAGCCGCCGACGATGCGATCGGCGCAGATGCGCGCGGTTTGATCCGAGCTGTCGCGCAGGGTGATTTGGAGGGCGTCGGTGAGGTGTTGCAACGCGGGCGTGAAGCCCAGCCGCTTAGCGCTGACATTAAGAGAAAGCCAGTGCGTGGCTATGAGCCAGAGTTAATTGAAGAGTTAGAGGCAAATATTGGCCTACGTGATGAGAGGGGTCGCGCGAAGCCAGAGGCGTTAGAGGCGCTGGCATCACAGTTTGATGCGTCTGGCAACCGGATTAGCAACATTAGGCCAGACCCGAAAACTGGCTTAACATACTCTCACCCAGCATCAAATGTTAAAATGGAAACGCCGATTGAAGAGCAAAACATCATAAAAGAAACTCGTGGTGAGGCGCAAAAACGTCGCAACACAAAGTTGAAAAAGGGCGACGCACTTATCGCCGCGTTTGGTGACCGTATGGCCGCTGACACTGACATCCTCGGTTATGGCGGCGATATGCTTGATAACCCAGTATCGCTATATGGTGGATCTGGGTACATCAGGGACGCTATCAATAGGGGAATTTGGGCTTCTGACGAAGGCGTAACGTCGCCGCTTTTGCTTTCAATGATCAGGGCAGCGGAAGAGGGGTACAACCCGCGTATGCTTTACACTGCAATGGGCGCGCAGGCGTCTGATTTTGCTACAGACGATTTAATCAGAGAGCAAATCCGCAATGTAGATATAGATCCAAAGTTGCGTAAACTTCTTGCTGAAAGGCTTAAAAAGTCTAAGGACTTTACGGATAAAGACTTCCCATATGACTTGCTTATTTCTGGCGGTAATTCTCGTCGAAATATGCGTGGCCTACTAGACGGCGTTGAAGATTATTTTGACAACTTAACAGGATCTAATCGCAGAGCCGTTTGGCAGGCATTGGATAATGCAGCGTTTCGTGACGCGGGGATTAAGGTTGGAGAAGCAAGGATCGCGTTGACCGACCCAGATTTACTGTTTGCTAACCCATTTGACAGCGGCTTAAACTTAGGGTCGCCGAACTTAAATGCTAAGATTTCAAACAGATCGTATCACCCAGTATACCCAACACGTATTGCCGGCAGATATGATGGCAGCTTGCCCGTACAAGTTCCAGCAGCAATCACATTTAGAGACTTCTTCAACATGCGTAGAGGTCTTTTAGACGGGTTTGACGAAACTAAGCCAGCGTCAGATCAGCGATCATTCCTTATGAGCCATAAAAACATCGTGCAGCCAGTTGATCAGCAAATGATCGACGAATTGGGCCTGTATAATGAATACTGGCGCATGTTTAATAAGTAGGAGCCGTAAATGGATAAAGAAATCAACGAACTTGCGGCGCAAATCGAAGCCGAGCTAAACCCAGACCAGATGGAAGACGCCGAGCTGCAGGGCATTGTCGGCAAGGAGATCGAGGACGCGATCGACTACATCGACAACTGGATCTCGCCAGTACGCGCCACCGCGACGCAATACTACCGCGGCGAGCCGTTTGGCAATGAGGAAGAGGGCCGCAGCCAAGTTGTTTCCATGGACGTGCGCGACACCGTGCAGGCGATTATCCCGTCTCTGATGCGCATATTCCACAGCACCGAGCGCACAGTTGAATACGTCCCGCAAGGCCCAGAAGATGTTGACGCCGCCAAGCAGGCGACGGAATACGCAAACTACATCATCAATCGTGACAACAATGGCTTCTTGCATATGCACGCCGCGTTTAAGGACGCGTTAATTCGCAAGGCTGGCATACTGAAGTGCTACTGGGATGACCAGACACGCTTTGAGACGCACGATTTGACCGGCTTGGACGATAACGCGCTTGCCGCATTGATGGCGGATCCCGACGCGGAAGTTGAAATCGTCGCATCCGAAA